CATCCTCGGTGGTCTTATCATGTTCATTACTATTTCATCTTCTTCTTTTTCTCTATCCCACTTCAAAGAGCTGTAGGTATGTATGTCTATCTCTTCGTTATTTTGGGGCCTGCTTCTACTAATTGCGTTATATACAGAACCGCAAACGGCATCAGCTAAGTCTTTAGATCCTTTTCGTGGGTGATCAACCCTGTCTCTCATAATTTTTAATTGAAGCAATTCATCTATAAGTAATTTAATTGCAGGTCCGCTCAATCTATCTTCTGCAACAACCATGGCCATGTCATCGTAATGTTTCTTTGCAACTGATAATGTTTCTGTGTTAATACCATATTGTTTTAACTGCTGCATCATGTCGTGTGAGTTCCATCGGTCAAATGTGCAGACACGAATTTTAAAACCTTTTGTTCTAAGAGATAGAATGTAATCTTTAACTTCTGTAAAGTCTACAGATTTATCTGGAGTAGGAGTCCAATATCTAACTGCATCAACTTCTACAATCGGGGCGGGCTGTGAGTATGTATCTGTTACTTTTACATTTACCCATTTTTGTACATGCGCCATAGCAACAGCACAATGGTCATGCTTTTGTGCAAGGTCTACGTGCAAAAAATATTCCTTGTCTGGATCTGGCGCAAACCAATTTTCAAATCTTCCAAACTCATCTACCGCTAATGACATATTGCTAAATGCTTTTTCAATTTTTTCACGAGACTTAAAGAACGCATCAATTGCTTCTGATGGCATGCAGGCAAATCTTCCTAGGGCATCTGGGGCATTTTTATAGAAAGCAACCTTAAAGTCATTTATGCTCCGTGTAGGATTTATATCCCATGTCGGTCTACGCAAAGCATACATCCTAGGATACTTGTAGGATAAGATGTGATCTTCTTCCCACTCAATATCAAACTCATTGCCTTCTGTGCCGTCTGGCAGGGTATCATCTAGTTTAAAATGATGTGTTCTAGTTACTGTTTCTTTTTCAGCTACTACGTCGTCGTATCTTTGTTGTATATAGTCATTCTTATATCTTGGGAATGATAGCAGAATAACCTTTCCATAGTCTGGAAAACGTGAGTCTACAGAGGCACGATACATTTCATATATAAGACTTCCCGTCTTTGCTTGCTCATGGCCAGTGGTATTCTCTACACTGAAGCCAGAAATTTCGTCAAGGATAACTACGATTACGTTATACCCTTCCCATGCTTCACGCTCTGAGTGACCTGAGTGTACTGTAATGTTTTTATTAAATTTAATTTCAGAAGCTTTTTCTGTGTACTTTCCAACAAACCACGGGGCTTTATCGATGCGTGTTCTAAACCCTTTAAAGAAAACATTGTTTGCTTGCTGTGCGTTAATAGCAATATTAATAATATCAATTGAGTCTCCAGGAGGCTTTCCATAATATGATGCTGGATCTTTAAGGCACAATAGTAAATATACTATATAGGCAACTGATATAGTTGAGCAGTAATCTTTTCCAGACCCTTTACCTAGCTGAGCAACAACCTCATTAGCTGTTTGCTTAAACATTCTAACGCCCTCTTCTTCACCAAAAAGTTTAACAAGGGTGGACTCTTTATAAATTTGTGAACTCTTTTCAATAAGAGTATATTGATATTCAGATAATGGTGGAAGGCCTAAATACTCTGGGCTCTGGACAAATGTTCTTAGATCTACTGGGCGTTCATCAAACTCTTCGCCATCCAGCATATCAATTAAATCATTAAAATTAAGATCCACTAACTTCCTCTATAATCTCTATAGGCTCTACCACTCCAGTAATCTGTGATAAGCGCTTTGCAACATCCATCTTACATTTAGGACATGAGGCTGTAACTTCTTTTAATATTTTAACAAGGATATCTTGCTTACGTTCTGTTTCTGCGATTTGATTTGCCAACTCAGCATTATCAAGTAAGCCAACTTCTTGAAGCATTCCAATTCTTTTACCTTCAATATCGGCAATAAGCTTTAGTGCTCCTGATTTAACATTTAGTTGTCCCGCCTGATCTGCGTCTTCAACGGTTTTCCATGCCTCTTTGATGAGCATAGCGTAGTGTTGGTCTGCTCCAGAGATAGCCTCTTTAGCCCTCTCACGAGCCGCTGTGTCGTTGTGTACAACGCTCTTCCACTCATCTATCAACTCGACCACTTCGGCTCTCTTAAAGCCCGTGACGGTTGCAATTTGGGTTGGGTTGTTTCCCTTGAGCAGTTCTGAGACTACCACGTTCATGCGATCAAAATGATCGGCTAATTCAATTTCGGACATATATTAGAGTATACTCTTAGTCGACTAAAAAATCAACTAGATTTAGCTATTTTATATAGAACTAAATACCCTATAAGGTCATCTATATCGTTATCTCCAGCAAATCCTTGGTTATTCTTTACTCTATTTAATTTATCATCTATTCTAACCTTTAATTGTTCTGTTGAATCCGCCGTTGAAAATATTCTGGCTGGCTCCAAAGCTGAGTTACCGTATGATATATTTTTATCAATTAGCATATGTGCAATTTCAAGGCATGTATTTAATATTTTATTGCCTGCTGGTGCTCCTACTGCATGTAAGTACAAGTCTTCATATCTAAATACATCTGTGTCTTTATATACTGGTCTTAACATTTATCCGCCTTTTATTCGTGAATATGTTCTGGGCGAACATAATCTGGATTCTTACGTACCCAAACTTGCCATCCCTTTTCGATAACAGTTAGGTGTTCTGAATACATGCTTACAAACATATCAATTGCTGGTCCTGGATTGTACTGAGATCCTCGTGGATGCGTCCATCCATAATCATCAATAGCCATAATTCCGCCTGGCTTTAAAAGTTCCCACGAAAGCAAAGCGTCCATTAGGAATGCCTGGGGCATATGGTCTCCATCAATATAGATAAAGTCATACTGCTTAGAACGATTCTTCATAAGCCACTCATCACTGTATGCCTTATATTTAATAAGTTGATCCTTAAATGGTTCAAGTTGTTGATCGAATGCCGACTCTACGTCTGAGAAATCAAATGCCTCGTGGACAATGTTTCCATTCCATGGATCAACACATGTTAGCTCTGATGTTTTATCAGTAAGGATGTTTTCAATAGTCCATGCTGCACTGTTTCCACAAAACGAACCTATCTCTAAAAATTTAAGATTTGGCTTACCTCTAAACTCATTTAGTAGTCTATTAAAGTCATCTTGAGTTTTATTTCCTAGAAACCAATTTGGTAACTTGTCTGCTAATTCTCTGCTCATTTTGTTCTCTTTTCTGGCACTGGATGGCCTGTTTCTTTTTCTTGAAAGGTTGATAATATATTATACAATTTACATCCTTTTTCTGCAATAGGGCTAAGGGTATATGATTTAAATACCTCTGGCTGCCTATAAATATACCAATCTATTGGCATAGTTATTCCATTAATTAAACACAAATTAAGCATTTTTTCTGCAGATTTTTTATTTAATATATAGCAAAGCATGGACCAGTCTTGATAGGCTGGTACTATTTCAGAATGACCGTGTTTATCTTGGAACCTAACAAATTGATTTTCGTGTACGAAATAGCTAAACACTTCCCAATCTTCAGGCATAATACTAATGTAATAATCTAAAAGCTCTATAAACCTTTCTTGATTTGGAACATCAATATCGTCTTCCATTAGCATGAGATACTCTTTATCTGTTTTTAAGAAATTTTTAATTGCTAGTAAGTTGCTTGCCCATATACCCAGCTCTCCCCACTTAAACTCACGCTGAGTTTTAATAAGATTATACTTTTTATTAAAATCAAAATACTGGTCTTCGTTGCTAATTAATACAGAATCGGTATTCAGTCTATCCATTTTTATAGAAAGAAAATCATCTAACCTTTTAAAAAGTTCCGATCTTTGTTTGTGCGACTCACCATATCCTGGAATGTGAAAAATTTTATAACAAAACTTGTTGAGGTTCATCGTTTTTTAATTAACTGAAATTTCTCTAGATATCTCTGTATAGTCATAGCAGAGACCTTACACTCATCGGCAATTTCTGTCACCGTCTTCTTTTGAACAACATACCTTCTGTATAGCCAAGTCTGGCTTTGATATAGCTTCATCGTTCCGTCAACACCTTGTTAGCATAATGAGCAATGCCGAATGCATCTGCTACGTCAAAATCTGTTATAGATAGATTATACTTTTTATTAAAGTAGTCTACTGTTCTTTGCTTACGCATATTTCTTAACTGAGTTTTATACCAAGAGTCTGCGTATCCTGGATTCTTTACTCTGATACCCGCCTTTTCTTCTTTAGTCGGGTTCTTATTGCCAATATACGCCTGCCAAGAGCTCGGAGATATAGTAATAACTGAAGCACCCGTAGACATAAGTTCAGCAATGACAACACCATAAACATATGATAATTTTATCACGGCATCAGGTGATCTGACAAGGATTGCTCCTTCTACAGCAATATAATCACTCTTTAATTCATCTAACATAGAACTGGTTTTAACTTTAGCGTCATGAATCTTTTCATAGATATCCTGACCCACAAAATTTATCTTACCCCATTTTAACGGCTTGTCGTTTTCCATAAGGCAGAAGGCAACTGAGTTTGTAGATGCGTCTATTCCTAAAACTCTATTGGCTTTAGTCTTTACCAGATCAGCTAATTTCATCTATCATCCCTTTTATCTTAGACTTTTTAGTAATGTCTATTTTCTTTTGGCAGGAAGCGCATAAAGTAGTATCGTTATACCTACTTAGTTGTGCACCACACTTCTTGCATCCACGAGAAGCACCGTTTCTAATAGCCTTCTTCTCATAATACTTTTCCATAATTCTTCTGTTGGTTGCAATACGGCAACATTCGTCAGAACAATATTTTTGATTATGAGTTTTAGGGGTAAACTCTTTTCCATTCAAGCATTCTTTGTTAGCGCAAATCACAGATTAGGCACCTTGTATGATTCTATTTGAACAGTTC